ACTTATGGAACGAAACTTTGATTTAATGCAATTACACAATGTAAATATATCAGCATCAGCCAAAACAAAAACCATAGACAAAGTAAGAGAACCAGTTCCTAAATTACAAAAAGAAACATTTAAAAAAATGTTCATAGAAGATAAAATGTATTCAGCACTTCCAAATTTAGAAACTTGGTTACAAACTAAATTTCAAACATTAGTAAAATTTATAGGACAATAATGAAAAGTAAAATATTACAAGGTGATTGTTTAGATATAATGAAAGACATTGATAACGATATATTTGATATTGTTGTCAGTAGTCCACCTTATAATATTGGTATGAATTATAATACTTATGATGATAACCAAACTGATTATGTTGATTGGCAAGTAAAAGTTTGGAACGAAGTTTGTAGAGTATTGAAACCAACAGGACATTTATTTTTAAA